CTACACCTGTATCTTTAGGTAATTTTAAAACCATAACAGAAGATAAACCTGTATAAAGTTTACCTTGGTGTATGTGCACAGGATTATATTCATGTGCTTTCATTTCATTAACCCAAATAGAATTTATAGATTTATTTGTTAGACCTATCTTGTTCCATTCTGTGTAGTGATCAAAGATACTATGAAACCATTTAATTATATCATCTGGTAAAAAACAATGTTGATGCATCTTATCGTTGTTGGGACCAGAATAATATAAAGATACTTCATCTTGTATTTTACCTACTAGTTGTGCGTTGGCTTTTGGTAATTGTTTCTTTTGTCTTTCATAAATTTCATTAAGACCTACGAATACCTCTAAAGGGACCTGGTATTTTAAGACCGTCTGACCTAAATAAACAAAGTCGAACTTCATTTTAATTTTTTAGTTTTCTTAGCATCTAAAGATAAAGTGTTTTCTCTCAAACCTTTTTCTAAAGCTTCTAGTTGACCCATTATATTAAACACCTCTGGCTGTGATGTACCAGGAGTTATAGTCTCTTTCTGTCTTTGGAATCTTAACAAGTATGATTTAGCTTGATGCGTGTTTACATCTCTGTCATCAAATGAACCATCATGAAATTCTTTTTTAAGTTTAGACCAAGTGGCTACTTCTCTCATTCTATGCTTAGCAACAAGTTCCATTTGAGCTTTATTGTAAAGTTTTTCTTCTAACTCTACTTGTTTAAGTTCTTTCTCTAATGGATCTTTTTCTTTTTTAATATCTCTTTGTAGTTTCTTTATCTCAACTTCATTCTTTCTAGCATCAAATGATAGATGAACTAAGTTTTCAAAGTGTGTATTTTGCTCTCTCACAGACTGCCAATACTTTGCAGCTTTAGTTGGGTATTTATTATCAGATAACACAGAGAATCTCATTTCTGTTTCTGTACGAAACATTTGTTTCTTCATCCATGTATCTTGTAATTCTGGTATTAATTTCTTAAAATTTTTAACATCATCCTTGTCTAAGATGTTTGTTAAATACTTTGACTCTGTTTCTAGCTTAGTAGCTATATTACGTTTTTCTTTTGACATTATGCTCTTCCTTCTGATTCTTTAATAGCCCATTTAATTGCTAATTGTTTTAATTGTTCGTCATTTAATCCTGACATTTGAGGTATGTAAAATAAACCTTTTTCTTTAGGATATTTTATTCCATTAACCCAAATTTTAAACTGAATACCTAGTGGGTTATTATCTTGTTGAACTTTTATTTTCATATTGACTGTCTCCTTTATTCATTTCTAATCTCTTTATATACCTTTCTATATAAAGGTCAAGTCTACGATACGGTTACTGTAGATAACACATTATCTGCTGTCCATTCTTCAGTATTAGCTATTTCTGAACTACTAGGATTTAATCCAGATATGGCTAGGCAACTAACTGTAAACGCTCCACCACCAGGCATTCTTCTACCAGTAGCTAAATCATTTGATTCAGTCCAAGAAGTTCCATTCCAAACCTCTGTTTTTGTTGTTGTAGGTGGTGTACCACCAAACCCTAAAGCACTTGATACATTTCCTGCTCCAGCGATACCCTCTCTAGCGGTGTTCATATTATTAACTTCAGTCCAAGATGAACCATTCCAAGTTTCAGCGTTTACTGTAACCACTGGAGTTCCACCTGCAAATACAATGGAGCTAGTGCTAGAGCCTCCTCCACCAGGATCGTCTGCTCTTCCTGTATTTAAATCTGAAACTTCTGTCCAAGAAGTTCCATTCCAAGTTTCAACATCATCTCTAAAATCTTGACCAGGATTTTGCCCTGCTGCGTAAAGAGCGTCTGACGATGATATTCCAGTGCCTGCCCCTTCTCTTCGACCAGTATTTAAATCTGCAACTTCTGTCCAAGTAGATCCATTCCAAGTTTCTGATGCTGCTATGGCTGAAGAGCCTCCAAAAAATATAGCATTTGTATAAGGGGATTGACCAGATATACCACCTTGTGATTTTGCGGTATTCATATCTCCTACTTCTGTCCAGCTAGAACCATCATATTGTTCTGTTATTGCCTGAGCGGCGGTTCCGTCATAACCACCTACAGCTATCATTAGATTATTGTTAAGACCTGCACCTCTAGAAGAGTTTCTAGCAGTGTTAACATTTCCACCACTAGCCCATGCTACACTTGGTATGCCAGCCGCTTTTCCAAAACCTTTTAACGTTGTACTACCAGATAAAAATAAATCACCTTCTGTTAAGACAGCGTCTGTAGGTCCAGCTGTTGAAAATTCTTCTGTTCCTGCTTGTACTGGATCTTCACCACCTATTGCAAAAGCCGATGCGTTTGTTGTTCCTGCTCCACCTAAAGCTAGTCTACCCGTTGCTAAATCTGCAACTTCAGTCCAAGTTGTTCCGTTCCAAGATTCTGTGTTTGCTGAATCTGAACCAGTTGTTCCACCGTAAACTAAACCAGCGGTAGATGAACCACTTCCTGCTAAAGCACGTCTAGCAGTATTCATCTCGTTTACTTCTGTCCAACTGCTTCCATTGTAAGATTCTGTGTTATTAGTCACTGATGGTGTTTCACCACCTGCTGATATAGCTGAATTATAAACTCCAAAACCAGCTAAATTTCTTTTCGCTTGATTCATGTCTGCTTGTTCTGACCAAGAACTTCCATTCCAATAAAAAGTATTAACGTCACCTGTTGCTGGTGGAACCCCACCAAAAACTAAAGTCGCTGTTGATGTTCCAACGGCCGCATGATTTTCTTTACCTGATGCCATTTCAGTTGTTTCTGTCCAAGAACTGCCATTCCAAAGTTCTACTAAATTATTATTCGGTGCTGGACCACCAGTTACTATTCCTGCTGTTGTAGTACCTGCTCCTTTTAATCCGTATCTGGCTACAGCTATATCTGCTTTTTCAGTGAAAGATGTACCATTGTATTCTTCATTTTTAGCAGTCGCACCTGGAGGACCAAGATAACCACCCACACTTAAAGCTGCGGTTTGTGTTCCAAAAGCTGCCATACCGCTCGTAGCAGCAAGTAAATCTCCTCCTGCTGCCCACGTACCTCCAGCCACGCCACCAATAACTGGATCCGTGTCTAGTGTTTGTACTGTTACGCCTTTTACTTCTTTATACGTTGCCATAATTAACTCGTTGTAATTGTTTTGTTAGCTATACTTGTTGTAAATTCTTCTGCTGCCGCTGTGTATCCAGTGGCTATATCTCCGCCTGCATAAATTGCACCAGTGCTCGATTGTCCTGCTGCACCTCCACCGTTTCGAGCAGTTCCTAAATTATTTAATTCTGTCCAACTAGTTCCG